AGGTCGTTGCCAACCTTGGTGCGGTAGGAGAGGCCGAATGTGCCTCGGGACTGTTGACCAACAGCCACTCCAGGGGTCGGCGTTGCCAAACCATCGAACTGAGCGAACTCATCCGGGTATGTGAAGGCCTCGATGGTGAATCCGAACTCCTCAGCGGAGAAGAGATTCAGGTACTTGATGTTGTCGGCATACTGAGCCGTTGGCTCAGCGCCTGATGGCGACTCGGTGATGGTCGTGAGACCATTCCAAGCGACACCTTCTGCGTACACCCCGGTTGCATCCGGAATGTAGAGGACACCGTGATCGACTCCGGTTTCGTAGAACCGTTCTCCGATCAGGTCCCAAACGAGTGCTGGCATGTCTTCCTCCTAGAAGAAAAGTCGGTATACATCGTGATTGAGATTGTTTGCCGTGAAGAATCGATCGAACACGCACATTGGTAGTGCTGCTATTCGATCTGGAATTGTGCTATCAGGATTCTCATCTATGATGGTCACTTGATAACGTTTGCGATTTGCATACGGCAAGCCATCCGCAAATTCCGTGTTCTTGTAGTCCCGATGGTAAACGATGCATGGATAAACCATTTGCAACGTCGGAGGTGGTTGGAAATACACATTAGGAACCATCGTTAGAAACAATGCTTGAAGATCAAGCCGTTGGCCCATTGTATACACTCCCGAGACTGAGGATGAGACGGGGACTCCGGACTTCCACGTTTGTGACAGTCCAGAGCACCCCCATCCATCTTACGTACTTGATGTTGAAGAAGTGTTCGATGGCGTATTGGTCAGCAAGAATGCTGATCGAATTTCCAACGGAAATATCGTTGTTCAGGTTTTCCCCGGAATCCAGCTTTCTGGTATTTCGAACCACATCTCCTGTGTAGGAGAATTCTGTGATTTGATCCACCCAAACACCGGATCCGATTGGGTTTTCTTCGGCAATGCCGTAACCCACAACTCCGTAGAATCTGGCCATCACTACTCCTTATGTCTACTCGGACTTCTCTTGACGCCGTGCTTGACGGGAGGTGACTCCACCCTCTGGGTCATCGGTGGCCGCATTCGGGAGCGAACCATGGACCGGCGGGACGCTCTGACGAGCATTCGGCGGCTCAGGAACGATGATGTGGTCGGTCCCAGGCGTCGCAGGAACGAAAGTGCCCTGCTTGACGACCAGCGCTGACTTGAGCTTGACCAAAGCGCCTGAGCACCGGGTCTCGATCAAGTACTTGTACTGGTTGAAGTCGATGTCGAAGTCATCGAACAAGGTGACGTTGCCGCCCTTGTCTGAACCGATGACGTAGTCCGACATGTTGACGATGATGGCCAACGGAGCACCTGCTGCCGGATCGAAGATGTCGACCGGAACGACCGCTGCAACACGGATCTCCGAGGCGAACTGCTCGAGAGAGGTGTAGATGCGACGCCCGAGCGTGTCCTTCAGGAGCATGATCGAAGCGATGAGCGCCTCGCTGGTGTACATCGTCGGGATCCCGCTGCCACGGTACTTTGCCCGATACGAGATGATCGCATCGACAACCGCCTCGACGCCAGAAGCAGCGTAGTCGGCGAGAACCGGGATGGCGAACATCGGGTCATCCTTGGCAATCGGACGAATCCGATCCTCGAGGATCTTGTCCGGGTCCGGAACGGTGCGACCATCGCCGACGAGGATTGCACGAGCGAGTTCTTCGTCGAGCATGAGCCTCATCTCGCCTTTCATCCAGGCGACGACGTCGAAGTCGGTGATGTCGAGAATGTCATCACGATCGAGCTTCTGCTTCTTGTAGATGGTCTGCGGGTTGGTCTCACGGCGAGCTGTCCCGTAGAACTCTTCTTGCTTCTCTTCACCGGTGATGTAGCCCTTCGCACGGGCGTCGTCGTAGGTGAGGTCGGCCCAGTGAGTCTTGACCCGGCTGAATGGGCTCTTGCGAGCACCGCTCAGAACCGAATTGACCCACTCCTGGCGCCGAGTGTAGAACTCCGGAGCCGTGGTGAGAGCCTGAGCTTCTGGGAAGAGAACGTCGATCTGGTTGATGCCATGCGACAACGCATAGCCCTCGACGGCGGTCTTGAGTGAACCGTTCTTCGTCGCATCGGCGACGATTCCTTCCATGTCAGCATGAGAGAGGACAACTCTTTCGTTGTCCCCATCCTTCTTCGAACCACTTTCGAAGATGTTGCGGGTGGTCATGTCGTCTGAACCTTCCTTTTCGGAGTTCTCGTGAGAGAGTGTCTTGTCGTCTTCGGCTTCGCCGACATTATCTTGTGTGACTTCATCGGATTGACCAGCGAGTTCTGCTCCCTTTTGAAGAGCTTCTCCAACCATGTAATGCAGAACATCTTTCTGTTCTTGATCCATGGAGTTGTAGATGTCCTCTACTGATTTCCCCGAATCCGTGGCACCGTCTTCTTCGGCGTGAACAAGCTGCTCATGCTCGATGTCGAGACCGGTTTGGATGATTGCCTCATCCTCGAGGAAACTTTCATCACCGTCGGAATGACGAATGGTGACGTTCTCGATGTTGGCCCCTGGGTTGGCTCCGGACAGAACGAGGCTGACTTCACGAATCGCACCATGAAGAACCTTTCCTGCTCGCTCAACAAGTTCGTTTGCCCAAATGGACAACTTGGTGATGTCGCCATGCTCGACAAGACTACGAGCATGATCGGCCTTTGCAGACTTGTTGAAGAATGCGTAGGCGTACATGCCATCGTCTCTGTGTTCGAGAATTGCATGCCCGAGAACATTCTCGGGATCGCTGTGACCGTGCTGCCAAACGAGAGGAACCTTCAAAGAATCTTGGTGCTTGAAGGCACCAGAGAGAATGGTTCTTCCGTCGGAGCATTTGATGTCAGCCTTGGTTGCGTAACCGCTGAAATCAGCTTCCATTTTGACTGTTCCTTTCCGAAGTTGAAGGCTCCGAAGTATCTGATTGTGATGGCATGTTGCTGTTCTTCAGTTCATCAGCCTTTGGATCAGTAGATGGTTTGAGACCCATCAGCTCTCTGACTTCATTTGAAGTAAGAATTTCGTTCCTAGTGAACTTGTCAGCAATCTCAGCCAGTTCCTTTACCGGAACAAGCTTGAAGGGGTTGTGGAAGAACTTGATTCTCTCAAGCTTTCTTTCGGGGTCATCCCCAATGAAGGCCCTCTGCATGGCTTCCACCATACAAGTCACAAGAGGCTCAATAGTTCTGTTGAAGTAGTTCAGCATGGTTGCCTCATTGGCAGTGCCATTCATGATCTCTTCGGTCAATCCGAGCTGACCATACAGCAGGTTGGTGAGGTACTCGACTTGCTTGAGCAGATTGTTCTCAGCAGGTCTATTGAGCTGAGTAATCTTCTCTGTCCCATCCGTGTAGGCAATGCCGTATTGGCTACCCTTTAGTTGGAACTCAATGTCTTTCCTTCTTTGCTCAGCCTGCTGTCGTCTCGCCTCTGACTTGATCGTGTACGGAAGCTGAATGATCAAATCCAACTTTCCAGAACTAGATTGTTCGTCGACTGTATCCAAAAGATTCAGTTTTCGAATCAACCTCTGCAGAGTCGAGTTCTGCTCGTTCATTACGGCGTACAAAGGGTTCTCGGCAATTGCTACATACCGTTTACCCAATGTAATGTCTTGTCGAAGCCCAGTGTCGATGTTATACACATTCGTACGAATGTGTCGTGGGTACCAAGTTACAATTCTTCCAACACGAAGAGTCTTGATGTCAAACATCTTACCCGTCGTTGGTTCTTGGATCGTGTCAACAGGAATGATCGCTGCAACACCCTCGTCGAAGATTGTAAGAATCGTGTCTTGTCTGAATTGCCTAGGCGCTTGGTCAAGATTGGCTTCCAACGTGAAGCACTTGTTTAGCTCGCTCTCCATGTCTTTGGAGTAACGACCTTTATCGTCTAATTCAACGTGTCGAATGTCAATTGCAGCGACATCGATGCTGATTCTCGTCAGGATTGAAGAGACGATTGTCTTCTCGTTGGCGTATCTAGGTCGAACTCGATCTCCTCTGGCAGAAGAGCCAGGACCGGTTTCGACGTAGACGACATTACCTTGTTGTTCGTCGAATCTGAAGGCATTCCAGAAACGTCGAACTCGATCTCGTAAAGCCATGCATCACCTCCTCATCGTCTAGGGGCTGGTTCGAGAACATTCCACATGGCGTTATAAGGAATAGCGCCTTTGTTCTTGATAATCATGTCGGCAGCTTCTTTACCAGTCATAATCTGGGTTCTGCCATTAGTTCTCAGTTGAACAAAGTTTCCCTTTTTAGCTGCTCCAGAGACCAGTTTATGCACTGCCTGAACGTACTCTTGGTCCGCCTTGGCTCTCGCTGCCTTTTTGGCGGCTTTCTCCGCTTTCTTTCTCTCTCTTCGCACCCCCCAGGACATTCCTTTGACGCCGAAGTGTTCAACGTAATCGGTTTCGCTGAGAATCATTCAAACGCCTCCTTGTTAGCTTTGTAGGCAACGTAGGCGTCCATCATGGCAGACACGTTGTCGATCTTTTCGTCAACTCTCTTCTTTAAGAGTTTCCGGTTACCGTTTGTGTCTTCCAAGGTAATGGCGTTCCCCATTGCGAAGGACATCAAGTCTTGATCGAACAACAACTTACGTTCTTCTGCCAAGATCTTCAATTCTCCCAAAGGAACAGACTCTGTTCTAGCCCCTTGGATTACTTTCTCGATTCCGAATGGCCCGTTCTCGGATTCCCATCTGGCAACGAACTCTTTTGCGTTGTACGGATCGAACCCGAAGCAACGAACGTCGTATTCGTTCTCTAAGATGAAGTGTTCGACATCATCGTAGACTTCAATCATGTCTAGAACGGTTCCTTCAAGAACATGGAGGCTTCCTTCGGCGATGAAGTCCTCATACTTGATCCTCATTGCTCCTGGGAGCTTACGAAGAGTCAAATCTGTGATGTAACTTCTTGTCTTAACGCCAAATGAGTAATTCGAAAGCGGAAAGAGGAATGTGAAAGCACAGAAGTCGTCACCTTGTGAAAGGTCGGCGCCAAGTGCACACGGCATTCCCCAGAATTCTCGTCTCGGGTGAATGAGCGTCTCTTCGTAGGTGAAGAAGTAGGTCAAACCCTCCATTGGGATTCCGAATCGCTTCGCCAGGATGTCATTTCGAGCAGCAGGAGCTTTCTCCGCTCTCTCAACGTCCAAATGATAGGTTTCGTACGACACTGTGATGCCAAGATTCGGATTAGCCTTGAGCCAAGTCTCTGGTTGACCAACTTCTTCGAGATCGTCGAGTTTGTAATGCCAAATGGAGACATGAGGCGCTTGATACTCGCCTCGAAGAATGCTAGCGAGTTCCATTTTGATTGTATCGCCAGAACCATTCCGAACAGTTCCTTCTGAGCTGATAGCAATGATCAAATAGTCTTCCATCTTGGAAGCTCCTTGTTCAATTGCTCCAACTACATCTTCTCTAATGTCTCCAGACAACCATTCGTCGATTGTAGACAGTTTAGGACGCAGTCCTTGAAGTTTATTGATGGTCATTGGCCGGATCTCAATGATAGATCCAGTCATGAAGTTCTCAATACCCTTCTTTGTTGAGGCAAGCTTCGCTCTATTGGCTGCTGAACCAGAGGTATTCCGAATGGAGCCCTCTGTTAGGAACCTAAAGAGAGGACCCCTTGACCTGATGATGGCAGTGCGGAGTGGGGACATCACCTCTTCGGCCTGCTTCATGGTTGGGGCAGTTGTGATCTGGTGAGTGGTAGCGGTGTCTACGTTTAGGGTAAAGCCCTGCCAACATGCTGCATACATGGACTTGGCGGCGCCTCTGGCAACGATCAGGTATTGCTTGGTAGTCAAGCGCTTCTTGATCGTCTTTTGTACGTAGTGACCTTTACCGCCGCTCACTGGTTGGTACACACTTCGTTCGATGAAGTAGTACTAACCGAGAATCTGCTCTGCCCACAACTTGAAC